CGGCCTTCAGTGTGCCGCTAGAGAGTACGCAGACGCATGTAAGGATGGGGAAAACCGCCTCTGCGTCTACCGCATTGAACGTGATGAGGATGGCGGCAACCCTGAGATATTCGTGGAGGAAGCAGATTGACTGACGGAAACACACACGCAATCAGTAAGCACCTCGACGAGCGTGAGGACTATGACGCACTGCAAGAGGTCACGGCAGAGCTTGAGCAGGCAGAGGCACGGATCGAGGAACTGGAAGCTACACTACAGCAAGAAAGGTCAGCAAAGTGGGAGGTACTAGAGTCGCCTTTTAAGCTTCGTGTGCAGGAACTTGAAGCCAATCTGGCGGGGGCGGTGAAGCTAATTGATCTAGCGGTAGAGCTAACTAAATGGGATTTGAACCCCAAGCTACGTGACGACATGATCGACTTCACGACAGAACTGAAAGGACAAGACGATGAGTGATGATCTGGTGAAGCGGCTGCGTGAATTGGACGATGACAGTTTTGTTGAGACAATGCACGGCACCGCCGCCGACCGCATAGAGGAACTGGAAGCCAAGCTATCTAAGAGCGAAGCTCTATTGGCGAAGGTGACGGAGGAACTTGAAGAGTATAAATGGATGTATGAGGACTTGTGCAAATGAGCTACTGGCACTACCAACTGATGTATCACAAGAATGAAAACCCTGCCACCTTTGAGGGTGATGGCTACTATGCTATCCACGAGTACTACCCTATGAAAGACGGTGACGGTTGGACAGAAGACCCTGTAGAAGTAACAGGAGAGGACATTGAAGACGTTAAGAAGTCTCTTCTGCTTATGTTACATGACATTGACAAACATGGAGTGAAAGACTATGAGTGACAATCTCTTATGTAAAGGCTGTGACACACCTCTGTCTGACTGTGGCTTTGCTGGCTTTGCTTGTTTAAACGAGTCCTGTAGTTACGAGCTAGACCTAGCTATGGCATGGCTAAGGGAAGAGAAGGAACGTAGCGAAAGGGCAGAGTTAGCACGACTTAAAGCAAAGTATGAAGGAGAAACAAAATGACTAACTACAATGACCATAAAATCTGGAGAAAAGTTGAACTGTACACACATGCCGAGCACCTCGATGAGGATGTAGAGTACCAACCTGAAGACCTCCTGGAGATTTCCTCTAAGCTTATGGCTGTAGCAAAAGAAGAAGGACTTCAAGGTTGCTACCTAAAGTTCAGGTCTATGATGGAATCATGGGAAGATTACCTTGGTCCAGTTCAATTAACCATCTGTGGTTACAGGAAGCTAAACGCTACAGAGAAGGCTCAGCAGGAGCGGACTGATGCTATTAAGGCCTTAGCAAAAGAGAAGGGCATTGCGTTCCATGAAGCTTCTACGTTGATGTCATTGAAAGAAAAGGGTAAACTATGAGTGACTACAATGTAACCCGCAGCGCAGCTAATAGGGTCACAGACCGCTTTAGCCGTATTTTGCGTAACCTAGAGGATGACTTCGAAGAAGAGATTGTAGTGTGCAGCCTGATGAAGTATTACAACCTATGCTCAGTACCCGTTGAGGACGAGGACGGGATGGACATGGGTGTAGATGAAGACCTACTGTGGGCTATTGAACGTATCTTGCAGGACTTCATGGCTACACCTGACTTCAACGCATGGATGCTTACTGTCAAAGGTAAACGACCGAGCAAATGCGGAGATTAACCCCTGTATTCACCGCAAAGGGTAAGGAGTAGCAATGTAAGCTTCGTAAGACACACTCAAGCATTACGACTTACACGTACTACAAACACGCAAAGGACGGAAGATGATATGGATGACGTTTGCCCCTCATGCAGAGAGCCTCTGGATTATCCATCAGGAGATGGTTGTGCGGCCATGACTAAGCATACGGACGGAACCTTTAATAAGGAAGACCCCTTGTTAAACCTTACACTTGACACTGACGAGCTAGGTATCTGGCTCATTACAGATGGAGTAGGGGAGACACAACAACTAGGTCATATCTCTTGGAGAGAAATCACCCGTGGAGTTCAACAGGCTTTGCTACAGGAGAACTTCCTGATTGCCCTAGCTGAAATGGATAAGGACTTACTATGACTGACGAAATAGGACACATGAAGGTGACAAAACTCACTGAACATGAAGATGGTGGTGCTACCATAGAGTTCGACCTTGATGATGCCACGGCAGCACTAACGCAAGAGTTGGGCCTGAAGCTACTGATCTACTGTGGGGTCACAGGTACTAACGTAGACTATGTATTCAACAGTATACTAGGAAGGGAATTAGACAATGAGTGAAAACGAGACTGACATTATCAATACGCCTAATCACTATGCTCGCTGGGTGATACAGCCACTGACGTACATCATGGCTAACGGCATGGAGTTCTGGCGTGGTAACGTTGTCAAGTATGCTACACGTGCAGGCTACAAGCAGTATGACGGTATGAGTATGTGGGAGAGTGAGATTACTGACCTACGCAAAGCTATCCGTAATGCTGAGGCTCGTATCGAACAGATCAAGGAACACCAAAGAGAGTTAGGGCTAGATGTTCACCATTGAGCATGAGTATGATAACACATTCATTGTATTGATGGATGAGGAAGGCCAGCAGGAGGACGTGCTGGTTATACTTCATGATACCGACAAGGTTGCCATTGCCCAGTGGAGTGAAGAAAGTGATTGCTATGTTGGTATGTTTATGACATACGCCATGTTGCAGGATGTAGCCAAGGCACTTGATTTGCCAGAGGGCGTCTACCACAAAGAAGAAACAAAGGGGACTACACAATGATGGGAGCATTCTACGGGGTATGTATCATGTACCTGCTAGGTGTTGTTGTACAGGCTGACAGCTTGGTAAGCGAATGGGAGACAGACGAAGAGGCAGAGGAACATGCGGGTGAGTACAAGCTAGAACTTATGTACATCCTGGCCTGGCCCTTCATAGCGCTACTTGTGATTGCATCTATTGTAATCTCAAACATCGTTGATCTGTTCTGGAAAGACAAAGGAGAAAAGAAATGATGGAACTTGCACTGCTGCGTACACTACTCAGCAAAGACTTCTATGATCAACACAAGGGTATCCGATGCCCTGATAGCATCTTCTCAAAGGATGTGCGTAAGATCAAACAGACTGTAGACATGGCTATGGAGGCATACGAGAAAGACCTTACTGTGTCTGACGTAGAGGCCCTGTTCTACACCACCAACCAGAGCATGACTACTGCCAACAAGACAATCTATGCTGACCTGTTCAAGCGTATGGCTAAGGCAGACCCGATCAACCAAGAGATTGCTGAGACAACCCTGTCAAAGATGTTCCAGCAGTATGTAGGTGAGAAGGTAGCTAACCTGGGCTTTGAGTTTGTGAATGGCACACAGACAAACATTGAGCCACTACGTGCCCTGCTTGACCAATACAATGACAACTTCACGCCTAACATCAAGGTCAAGTGGGATGACATCAGCATGGACACACTCATGCAGGCATCAGAGCTTGAGACACAGTGGAAGTTCAATATCGCAAGCCTAGCACGTAAGGTGGAGGGCGTAAGCGGAGGTCACTTGCTTGTCGTAGCTGCACGTCCTAACACAGGTAAGACTACCTTCCATGCTTCTATCATTGCTGGGCCTGATGGCTTTGCACACCAAGGAGCTAAGTGTGTAGTCCTGTGTAATGAAGAGAGCTACGAGCGTGTAGGTGCACGTTACCTCTGTGCCGCCACAAACATGTCCATTGACGAGATCAAAGGTAACTACGCCCTTGCTGCTGCACGTTATGAGCCAGTGCGTAAGAACATTCGTATCAAGGACAGCACAGGCAGAGACATGGCATGGGTTGAGTCTATCGCTAAGACAGAGCGTCCTGACATTCTGATCCTCGACATGGGTGACAAGTTTGCTAGCAAGACCAGCGACAAGTCAGACGTATATCTCAAGGAAGCAGCTATCCATGCACGTAACATTGCTAAGCAATACAAGTGCTGTGTAGTCTGGATGTCACAACTGTCTGCTGTAGCTGAGGGTAAAGTCTATGTGGACCAATCAATGCTGGAAGGCTCCAAGACAGGCAAGGCTGCTGAGGCTGACCTCATGGTACTGATCAGTAAGAACCCACTTGTTGAAGGTGCAGATGAGCAGGACACCCAGCGCCACTTGAACATTGCCAAGAATAAGCTTAAGGGTGGTTGGCATGGTGTGGTACACTGTGAGCTTGATGGTGCACGGAGTTTGTATACAGTATGACAGTGCATGAAGTAAAGCTAGAGGGTAACAACACCGCCGTACTTGGTGATATCAAACACGTCAACAACAAGGGCGGTGTCATTGGGCCACTACTACGCAAAGCCATTAGCAAGGGTGTACTTACACCTGAGTGTACGGTAAGAGTCACACGAGACGGACAACAAGTGTTCCTGCCGTGCAAAGCTAAGGCATTCTCTGAGTATACTCTATCAGAGACAGACAAAGGGCTTATACGTAAGAAGTTTGTACCATATGAGAACCCACACTGGGAATAGAAAGGAGAGACTATGAAGCTTGTACTAGACGTAGAAAACGATGTGCTAGAACGTAATGGACGCAATCACCTAGACCCTTACGAGCCATCCAATAAGCTTGTACAGGTTGGTATGCTGGACGTA